AGACTAATTTTTCAATATGCAAGCTTTAACAATTCTCGTGCTCTACACTTTTTTCTGGCTGTATGGCCAGTCGTGGGCATATGGTTCACCTCTATGGGGATAGCCACAATGGCTTTCAACCTTAATGGGTTTAACTTTAACCAGTCTATTACAGACGCTAACGGAAAGATCGTTCCTACATGGGCTGACGTATTAAACAGAGCTAATCTTGGCTTTGAAGTTATGCACGAGCGTAACGCACACAACTTCCCACTTGATTTAGCATCAGCTGAGTCAACACAAGTGGCACTCACAGCACCATCATTAGGATAATGGCACAACAGTCTACCTCTGGACTTGGTGTAGCACACCCAGTTCAGTATTCACCAATACAAGAAAAAGAAAAAAAGAAAGAAGATAAAAAGAAAAAATAATGCCACGTCCGTTCATCCTTCGGGACGCATGACAACCTAGCATGGAACGGGGCTAGGGTATATGGAGTTTACAATGACTGTAACTTACGTATATCGTGGCATTGAGTACACAAGAGTAGTTGGTAAATAGGCCACACAGGGAGGTTCGAGTCCTCCCAACTCTCTTGGCGAGAGCCCTCTACGGAGGATACCTTGAGCCGTCTAGACGGTGGGATAGACCACAAAATCTCGAGAAAAAATTTGTACAAGAAATACTAACCTTTACTTTTTTATTTTGAACAATGGCACAACAAGCCACAACAGCTACAGCCAATGGTCCTATTTATGGTGGTGCCTCCAACGGTACACTAACAGGACTTGGTACAGCTGACCAAAGAAGAGCACTTTATTTAAAGCTGTTCAGTGGAGAGATGTTCAAAGGATTCCAGCACAATACTATAGCTAGAGACTTAGTGACAAGACGTACACTATCAAATGGCCGTAGTCTACAGTTCATCTACACAGGTAGAACTAAAGCTGAGTTCCATGTCCCCGGACAGAGCATCCTCGGTAATGATGAGAAGACACCTCCAGTAGCAGAGAAAACTATTGAGTGCGATGATCTCTTAATCTCAAGTGCGTTCGTCTATGAATTAGATGAGACACTTGCACACTACGATTTACGTGGTGAAATTTCTCGTAAGATCGGTTACGCTCTTGCAGAAAACTATGATAGACGAATCTTCAGAGCTATCACAAAGGCTGCTAGACAGCCATCCCCAGTTACAATGAGTAACTTTGTTGAGCCCGGTGGTTCTGTAGTTAAAGTTGGTGCTGCCAACAGTACAGTAGCTGCTGACGCTTACAATGCTGGTCACTTAGTTAACGCTTTCTATGACGCTGCTGCTATCCTTGACGAAAAAGGAGTAAGTGGTGACGGTAGAGTTGCTGTAATTAACCCAAGACAGTACTACGCACTTATACAAGACATCAATAACAACGGTCTAATTAACCGTGATGTACAAGGTACAGCGTTACAGTCTGGTAATGGAATCATCGAAATCGCTGGTATCAGAATCTTCAAGTCAATGAACATTCCGTTCTTTGGTAAGTTTGGTACTAAGACAGACATGAATCCAAGAGCTTCTAACGATAACGAAGGTAGTTTCGTAGGTGAAGCAATGGGAGATCAGGATTCTAAGACAACACCTTCAAACTCTAACACACAGAAGACAATCAACAACTATGGTACAGCAACTAAGTTTGCTAATAGCTGTGGATTAATCTTCCAGAAAGAGGCTTGCGGTGTAGTCGAAGCAATCGGCCCACAAGTACAGGTAACATCTGGAGACATTTCAGTTGTATACCAAGGTGACGTAATCTTAGGTCGCCTAGCAATGGGTGCAGACTTCCTAAACCCTGCCGCTGCTGTTGAATTAGTAGCTGGAATTGACGTTTCTTCTAACTTCAATAACACTGCTGTTTCTAACGCATCATTCACTTAATAGTGATTATTCATATAGGGGGCTTCGGCCTCCTTTTTTTTATTTACAAAACTTCATGGCTTCCACAACTATTGACATCGACACCGAACTGTCCGCAGTAAACAATATACTGGGGGCTATTGGACAATCACCAATAACAACAATTAATTTTGACAACCCAGAAATATCCGTAATTTACAATCTACTCCGTGATGCCAACGTAGACACGCAGGCAGAGGGGTGGCACTTTAACAGAGAGGAACACGTAACCTTTTCACCCGACTCAAATAAAAACATAATTATTGGTAATGATATTTTATCAATAGACTTTCACGATAATTATGCAAAAAGAACTAATAATTTAGTACGACGTAACGGTAAGTTATATAATAAACAAACCCATTCAGATGAATTTGATGGAGACATAGATCTTGATGTTGTACGGTTATATCCGTTTGAAGATCTACCTATAATATTTAGACGCTACATTACATATAAAGCAGCTAGAGTTGCTGCTACACAACTTGTTGCTAATCCACAATTAGTTAGACTATTAGCTGTACAAGAAGAGCAATCGAGAGGAGCTCTACAAGAATACGAGTGTAACCAAGCAGATTACAGCATGTTTGGTCTACCAGAAAATACAACATATCAAGCTTATCAACCTTGGAGAAACCTTAGACGATAATGGCAGGCATAACACAAACTATTCCTCAGTTTTCTTTAGGTATGTCAGAACAGCCTGACAACTTAAAGTTTCCGGGTCAGGTAACCGAAATACTCAACGCCATACCTGACGTAACTAAGGGATTATATAAAAGACCGGGAAGTAAAAGAATAGATACATCACTAATTTCTGAAGCTAACAACAACTTTGCAACTAGAAATGTATCTACTGACGAAGGTAAATTAAAAGATGTGCAGTCTGGTGGCTCTTGGTTTCATTATTATAGAGACGAGACTGAAGGATCGTACATAGGACAAGTTGCATCTGATGGCCAGTTAAGAGTTTGGCGTTGTAGCGATGGGCGGCTAATGACTACTGTTTACGGTACAGGTGGGCAAACAGCTATACAAAACTATCTGCAAACAGCAGCACCAGAAAACTTGCAGTTTCTAACTATTAATGATAGTACATTTGTTAGTAATAGGGACTCTACTAATGCTCGTTTGCCTTACACTACAGTTAGAAATTATTTTACAGCAACATATAGTCAGTCAGGAACTACTATTACAGTTACCTTTACAGATCACGGACTGACAGCAGGGGAGTTAGTCTATGCAGACTTTACATCGGGTACTGCTTCAGACGCTAATCTTGTAATTGCTACAGTTGCCAACCCAAACACATTTACATTAACAGCATCTGGTAGCGCAAGTACATCAGGTAATGTTAATATCAAACCACTTACACAACAAACACCACACAAGTACTACGCTTTTGTTGAGCTATTACGTACAGAAAACGGAAGACAGTACGGTCTTGATATCTTTAATGATGCAACAACTGCAACACTTAACCGTGCTACCAAGCTTAGGCTAACATCTGATAACTTAGATGAGTCAGATGATACAGGACACTGTCCCGGTATCGGTACTCAAGTATTTACAGTAACAGCAGCCAACAGCTACTCAGGCACTACTACTGTGTCCGTTAAAAACTCTAGCAACCAAGCTGTTACTAGCGGTAAAAGCAATCTTACTTTTAGACTTAACATATTAGGTCAACAAGGAACTTCTCCAACTGATAACAATAAATTTAGGTGTAGTTATCAAAGAGAAGTTGTACTATTACATGGCGGAGAAGGCTGGGTAACAGGAGATAAGGTTGAAGTTATACTTGATTCAGCTCAGGGTGGTACATCAGGTGGAGGAGATGCTACTTACGAAATTACTATAGAGGATCACGAGACTACGCAAGTCAATGCTAACTTAGCACTATTACGACCAACTCCTACACCATTTGATGCGGATACAGCAGTTACATCTGATACGGTTATTGGAGGAATCACAGCGATTGCTAACAGTATTGGTGTAAGCACAAAGGTTATTGGTAATGGTATTTATTTTTTTAGTGACACAACTTCTTTTAATATTAATGTTGTTGAAGATGACTTAATGAGAGTTATGCAAAGTTCTGTAAATGATGTACAAAACTTGCCTAACCAATGTAAACATGGATATATTGTTAAGATAGCTAACGCTCGTATATCTGATGAAGATGATTACTACTTAAAATTTGAAGGTCAAAACGATAAAGATGGTGTTGGATCTTGGACGGAATGTGCCGCTTCAGCTATAGCTAAAAGGTTGCATAATATGCCTCTAGTTATTCAACGTACAGCTGCTACTGAATTTACTGTTAAACAGTTTAATTATTCAGATAGACTTGTAGGAGACGACGGCACAAATACATTCCCATCGTTTCTAAATAAACGTGTAAACAAGGTATTATTTTTCCGTAACAGATTAGCATTTTTATCAGAAGAAAATGTAATAACCTGTCGACCGGGTACATTAGGAGAACCTGATTTCTTTATTGAAACAGCTCTGACAGTATCTACATCTGATCCTATTGATATATCAGCTGCATCTATGTTTCCTTCAGAGTTATTTGATGGTGTAGAGCTGAATACTGGTTTGCTTGTATTTAGTACTAATCAACAGTTTCTGCTATCATCTGACGATACAGTACTTAACCCTGATACAGCTAAACTTAGAAGTATAGCTACCTTTAACTATAATAAGAATATACCTCCCATATCGTTAGGAACAACTATAGCTTATGTAGATAATACTAATAAGTTTAGTCGATTCAATGAAATGGCAAACGTAGCCAGAGAGGGAGAACCTAATGTTTTAGAAGTTAGTAAAGTAGTTCCAGCACTATTGCCAAAAGATATAGACTTAATCACAAACTCTAGAGAAAACTCTATAGTTTTATTTGGTAAAACAGGAACTGATGTTGTATTTGGCTACAAGTATTTTCAAACAGCTGAAAAAAGGCAACAGGCTGCTTGGTTTAAATGGAAGTTTAACAATCCAATTATTTATCATTTTATTGTAGATGACGAGTATTTCTTTTTAGACAGCGATTACTACTTACAAAGCATACAATTAATACAGGCAGAGTCTAATATAGAGCCAAGTATAGATCAGAATAATGTTAACTTCTTGTTACATTTAGATAACCGTGTTGATCTTAGTGGCGGTACTTATAGCGCAGCTACAAAGAAAACAACTTTTACAAATGTTGACTGGCTATCAGGTGTTACCACACCTAACTATACTCTAGTCGTTATAGATGCAAATGCAGGGTCTTCTAGAGTTGGCCGATATGCTGAGGTTACAACAACCGGTTCAAACAGCTTTACGCTACCGGGAGATTGGGCAACAGGAGTTACAAGCAGTAACCCTCTTCAAGTAGGATACATATATGACTATCAAGTTAAGTTTCCTACACTATATCCTACAAAAATTACAGGTCAAGCATCTACGACTGACGTAAACTCATCCTTAGTTTTACATAGAATCAGATTACACTTTGGTAAGATAGGTCTATACGAAACTACGCTAGAGCGTGTAGGTAAAACAGACTACACAGAAGTATATGAATCTACAACTTTAGATGAGTATGATGTAGCTGATGCACCATATCTAGAAGAGTTTATCAAAACTATACCTGTATACGAAAGAAATACAAATGTTGATATAACATTAAGATCCACACATCCCGCCCCTGCTACGCTACTTGCACTATCATGGGAGGGGGATTACTCACCCAGATTTTACAAACGTGTATAACATAGACTTAACAGAAACAGAACTTAGATACCTTTATTGGAGAATGAAAACTAATAAATGGTATAAACGATACAAATTTGCCAGTAAGAGAGATAATCCTTGGCAAGAATGGATGCAAGAAACAATAGATAAGCTTGAACCAATATATAAGAAAATAGATGAGTAAGTATATTCATCCGATAACAATGGAGGCTGCTGTAAATGTAGCCTCTAATCTACGCTCAGAGGACCGCAGAGAGCTCTCAGAGGGCTATGGAACTATGCCAGAGCTACATCTACCCTTATTAGCAAAGAACCCCTCCTGTGTGTATTTTACGTCGCCTAGCGGCAAGATTGCTGGAATGGCAGGCGTAGATCCAGACGGAAAAAATGGGATTATTTGGATGCTTTGCACCCCGGTCATCCATGAAAAACCAGTATTATTTGCAAGAGAGGCAAAACGGTATGTCGATAACCGACCAGAACCTCTCCTTTGGAATATTGCTGATAGTCGAAACACAGTACATCTTAGATTACTAAAGTTTCTTGGCTTCAAGTTTTTACGCAAGTTAAAACACGGGCCAAACAATGTAACATTTATTGAATTTTGCCGTGTGCAGAGATAGAAACGCAGCCGAACGAAGAAGGGCTCAACAACTAAAAAGACAAAAAGACGCTGTTTTTGCTCAGAAGAAACTACAATTCTTTAACAAAGAAACAAGTTTTGCCAGAGCTAAGAATAGAAATATCATGGGATACAGCCGTGATATAAGCGATGCTAAAGTAAGAGCATTGTATACAGCAGGCAAGGGTAGAAAAGCAAAAGAGACAGCAGCTAAAAGATTCTTTGGATCAAAAGCTAAAGGTATTGCATTACAAGGCGGTCGATCACGTACAGCTGGTAGAAACGCATATTTAAAATATTTAAATACCGCAGCTAAAGTAGATAGTGTTATGGAAACTACATTTGGTAGAAACATGGCTTATGCTCAACAAGGTGCTACTCGTAGATTCTTAAATCAAAACGCAAAAGCTAGACAGAAATTAGGTATACCAGCTTCATACGGAGCTTCTGTTATGATGCCTCCTAGAGATAGACTTGGTGGTGCATTAGATATGGCACAACAAGGTTTAGCTATTGCTGCACCATTTATACCCGGTGGTCAGGTTTATACCGCTTTTAATTGGCAATGGTCAGATAAAAGACTAAAAGAAAATATAGAAGAAATTGGTATATCAGCACAAGGTTACAAAATCTATGAGTTTAACTACATAGGTGGAGATGTAAGATTCCGTGGAGCTATGGCTCAAGATGTTCTTAAAAAGAATCCAATGGCTGTAGGTATAGATCAAAACTATCTAACCGTAGATTATAGTAAAATAGATGTTGCTATGGAGGTCGTATGACATCTTCATTTGAAAACTTCGGTAATGTCATAGGTACACCTAGAGACCAGTTACCAGATATTCGAGATACTAATTATCTTGAAACAGAAGCTGACATGACAGAGGCTGTCAATAAACAGATTGACGAAGACATTGTAAATACTAAAGCTTTCTACGATCAGGCAATGAGAATAGAAGAGCTTAGAGGTAAAGCATTTGATAAAAACTTAACTGCTTTAGCCAACATAACTGGTAAGATAGGTGAAATAGCTACAGCAGTACAGGCTGACAGAGTTAGAAGAGAAACAGAAAAAATTAACTGGGGTCTTAATGCAAAAGATATTGAAGAGTTAGAAAAATCTGAAGATAAGAATAAGTATTTATCTGATCTATTTATAAATCAACTTAACCAATTAAAATCTGAAGGTCTAACTTTTGATGAAAATGTAGATATAGAAGAGCTTGTAGCTGAACAACTTGGTCAGTTTGAGGTAGATGGTAACATACGAGAAAACCTATCTCAATATCAAACTCAACTACAAACTCTTGCTAATAATATATTTGACCAATTAAATTATGATAATCTAACAGATAGAGGTCAAGCAGTAGGAGTAAATGATTTTGTAAAAAGAGTAATATCTAATGCTATTCATGCAAATTCTTTAAAAGCTGGTTTAGATATTAGTAGTGGTAATTATAGAAGACAGTTTTTAAAAGTTATTAATACAGACTTAAAAAAAACTATAGACGACCGTGCTACTGCTTGGGAATATAATTATCGTAATAATCTAAACAGCAAAAGAAAAGAAGCATTAAACCTTGATATACAAAACAAGTTTGATTCAGCTAATTCAACAGATGCTCAAGGTAATAGAGTAAACTCAAATATTTTTTCTGGTGAATTAGTAAACCGAATTGCTATTAACCAATTTCCGGGAGATCCACAAGCCAAACGAAAAGCTTTTGATTACTATATTGATGAGATGGCTTCGTTGGGAGAGACTAATGAGACAGAAGCAAATAAATTAGCTTGGATTTTAGAAAACGTAGAATACGTTGACGGATCTACAGGTACAACTTATTCAAACTTTAACGAGTATCTTAACAGTATAGATTCTGAAAAAGAACCATTACGATATGCGTTAGCGTTAAGACGTTTCACTACACTTGACCAAGCTGTAAATAAAGGCAGAGCTACAACGAAAGAACTAGACGACAATCAGCGTACTGCCGACTTGGATGCGTGGAAAAAAAAGTATTATACCCCGCTTATTGAAGACGCTAATAAAGAGAGAAGAGACATTACTCAAGCTGAGAAATTTCGTTTAATAACACAATTTACTGAATCAGGTTTGTATGATCGAAATGATCCAGACAAAGACATACCAGAATATTTACAGAAATTTTTTGCAGATGTTGGTAATCTAGATCCAGAAATAACAAGACGGTTAGATTATGTTAAACTGATTAACAATAAAAGTGATATAATCAAGCAAATGATATTACAAAGAAAGGTAGATCGAGGACTTCCTAATGCTGGTACATTTACTGAAGATGATGCGTTTTTAGCTAGGCACTTAAGCGATGTTTTACTTGCAGAATATGGCGAAGCTCTAACTGGTCCAGAAAGCCAGTTTGGAACTGAAGTATCTGCTGGTTCAGATCCTCTTACATTTCTTTCTGGAAAAGTTGAGGAACTAAAACAAAAATTTGAAAGAGGAGATTATGATGGATTTGCACGTAAACTTAATATATCACTAGCTGAAAAATCAGCATCATTAAGAAAGGCTTACAAAAATGATAAAAGCTTGATTGAGTCTAATGTACCACATGATGGTGAAGAGCTTTTTTTATCGAGAGCATTAACATATATAAAAACTGGTGGAAAAGTTAATGCAGAAGTATTATCTTATTTCAAACAATTTAGCAGACAGTTAGGCATGAGCCCTCGTAAGATTATGTTGGAACGTTTAAAAGCTACAGGTGCATTTCAAGATAATGAAGAGTATGGTTTTTATATTGAAAGAGAGTCACCTTATATGACTGAAGGTGAAAAGTTAAGCCTGTTAACTGGTGGTACACATGCTGTTTATAATATAGCTACAAAAGACGGTGGTAAAAATCTCAAATTTGTATTAGATGATTTAGAGCATCCTGATGCTATAAAAGGTACAGCTGGTAATAAAAAAACTGGGTATGATTGGTATGATGCTTCAAATGCTACCACCAATTCTTATATCCCAGTTCCAAACGGTTATATATCTGCTCAATCCGTGCTTGGTACAAAATTAACAAATCAGTCCTTTACTGCTGTATTAGCAGCTGCTAAACTTAATCCTGATATTGAAATTGGTAGATATGGTCTAACAGGTAAAATGTTGCTAGAAATAGCTGATGCAAACAACGGAATAGTTAGAACTCTAAACAGTAAGGCTAAATTTGATGCAAACTTTCAAGACTATATAGCTATGGAAGTTATGCGTTATAAATTAAATAGGTCAAATTCCGCTAGAGGTTTTTCTATTAACAAAAAAGGTAAAACTGTTTCAAGTCTTACTAAGTTTAGTCTAGAAGAACAACAAATGCTAAATGCAGTATTTCCACAATTAAAAGATATGTCATCTGCACAGTTACAAAATTTAGCTCCACAGATTGCAGATGTTATTTTAACTGAGCTTGAGAAGGCACAAAAGAAAGGACCAGAAGCTGTAAAAGAATTTAAAGAAAAACAAAGAAAAGAAAGAATTGAGAAAGTAAAACAAAAACAAATACGTGAAGGAGATGTATTTACACCATGACACAATCTTATGGGTCTCCTAACCAAGAACCAGATGAGATAGATATTGTTGCAAATAAAACCAGAGAAGCTATAGACGAGCTTAGAAAGCGAGAAGAGGCAAAACAACTAGCTGCTACAAATCAGCAAGAGCAAGAGATGCAAGCTAAAGCAGAGCAAGTTGATCCACGTAACGCTAATACTTGGGGTGCTAAGGCACTTATAAAAGAAGGTCAGTCTATAATTTCTGGTGGTTTGCAAGATACAGCATCATCACTAGCCACATTCCCTGAGCGCACTATGGATGCGTTGTCAGGGGAAATGCAACGAGAAAAGGAAGAAAAAGGGTATTATAAACCTGAGTGGACTCCTTTTAATTCTTATGATAATCCTATAGAAACCAAAACATGGTGGGGTAAACAGTTAAGAAGTCTTGTACATTTTGGCAGCTTGGCATTAGGAACAGTAGTCACAGCTAAGGCTGCGGCAGCAACAGGTATAATAAGTATACCAGCTGGACTTGTTGGTTTAACTAGCAGCAGTCTAGCAAGAGGTGCGGCAATCGGAGCTGTATCTGACCTTGTATCTAAAGAGTCAGATGAGCAGAACGCATTAGGTGCATTACGAGATAGATATGGGTGGGCAGATACACCACTATCTACAAAAGACACAGACCACCCTGTTATGATGAAGATAAAAAACATCATAGAAGGAATGGGTATAGGATTAGTATTTGATGGTATAGCCTATACACTTAAAAAAGGTAGCAAAGAAGTTGTAGATCAGATAGTTAAACGAAACGAAAGCTTAGATAAACAAACTATCGAAGCAGGCGTAGCGCAGATACGTAGAGCAGAAACAGAATTTAGAGCAGATAAAAACAGACCTATAGCCGAACCACACCAAGGGGCACACATATCCGAGGTTGAACCAGAAGTAGCTCGTCAACAGTTATCTCGTACTCGTAAGGAGTGGGGATCAGAAGAAGGATCTGCTGGTAGTGTAACCACACCTGTAGAACGAGAGCGTATAGCACAGTATGGTGGCACAGACGAGGAGACTGTAGAGCGTGTTCTTAAAGATTTAATGAGTAGTGATAAGTTTGCAAAAGAACTAGCTAAAGCTAAAGGTGATAGAAAGAAGCTAGCAGCTACATATAAAGAAGCTGTAGAAGCTCATCAACGCATCACACAAGGTAGAAATGCAGCTGACATGTCTGCATCAGAATACTTAAAAGAGTTAGAAGAAGCTACAAAAGACATAGTAGATGGAGTCGAAATACTTACTTCTAGGGATGTAGTGACTGCTGACTTAGTATTAGGTACCTTAATGAAACAGTTACGTGATACAGGCATAGCGGGTAGAGAAATATCTGATTTAGTCAACTTACAAGATATAGATGGACCAGCTAAACAAGTAGTCGATACAATGTTATCAGCAATGTATATGACTAAAAAAGCTAGATTTGTAAAGTCAGACAGCTTTAGAGGACTAGGTGCTGGTAAACAACGTAAAGGTTTATTAGAAGAAGCATTGACTAAAGAGATGCAAGATTCTAGAGACGCAATTCTTGGTGTATTAAATATTGCTAAAGAAGGTGATGACGATTTACTTTTAGCAGTATTTGAAGCATTTTCTATGATGAAAGATGTAAATAATCTAGATGACTTTGATAACTGGGCAAGAAAAGTTATACTTGGTGGAGCTCTAGAGGAGGGTGGTATAAATAGAACTGGTACGCTTATACGTGAATTAGAAGCTGTTATGTCACACAGCATCTTATCCGGTCCTAAAACACCAATTCGAGCAATTATGGGTACATCTGCTGCAACATTTCTAAGACCACTAGCTACAGCTATCGGTGCTGGTATACGTTATCCGTTCAACTCTGATGCTATTACATTAAAAGCTAGTTTGTCTTCTGTTAACGCTATGATAGAAGCTATACCAGAATCCTTCACATTATTTAGAGATAAACTAAATTCATACTGGAAAGGAGATATAGCAACTATAAAAACTAGATTTTCTGAGTATACAAAAGGTGATGAAAACTGGGAAGTAATACGTAGATGGGCAGAAGATAGTGGTAGAGCTGATATTGGAGAGCAAGCAGCTTTTTTTGTAGCTAATATGGCACGTCAGATGAACAACAGTAATTTTCTTTCGTATTCTACTAAGCTTATGGCTGCGACTGACGACTCATTTGCGTATATATTAGGTCGTGCTAAAATGCGTGAGAAAGCTATGCGTAAAGTTCTAGAGTTACAAGAAGGTGGATACAAAACACCTAAGATAACAAAAGAACTTATGAAAGCTTACGAAGATGATTTTTATGCACAAATATTTGATTCAAATGGTGATATAGTTGACGAAGCTACTAAGTTTGCACGTAAAGAAGTTACACTAACACAAGAGTTAACTGGCTTTGCAAAAGGTCTTAATGATGTATTTAGTGCTACACCTCTAGCTAAACCATTCTTTTTGTTTGCTAGAACTGGTGTAAATGGTCTTGCATTAACAGGTAAGTATACACCCGGATTTAACTTCTTAGTTAAAGAGTTTAATGATATAGCACTTGCAAGTCCTGATAAGCTTGATGCTGTAGGTAAGTATGGTATTACTAATGCTACTGAGTTAGCTAATGCTAAAGCTCTACAAACAGGTAGACTTGCTATGGGTTCTGCTGTTGTCTTTATGGCAGCAAACGCTTGGATGCGTGGTGATCTGAATGGAAATGGACCAGTAGATCGTCAAAAAAGACAGATGTGGATAGACGGTAAATGGGAACCTAGAACAATCAAAATCGGAGCTGTACGTGTAGGATACGATAGCTTTGAACCATTCAACCTTATTATGTCTACAATAGCTGACGTTGGCGACGCTAGTGAACTTATGGGCGCAGAGTGGACAGAAGGAGAACTACAAAAGATCTCTCTTGTGGTAGCACAGGCTATAACCAGTAAGTCATATTTAGCAGGCATACAGTCCTTTGTTGATTTATTTGGTGGTAGACCCGGCCAAGGTCCACGTATCGTAGCTGGACTTCTTAATAATCAAATACCTTTAGCTGGTTTACGTAATGAGTTAGGTAGATTATTTACTCCTTATATGCGTGAAATAGGATCTGGTATTGACCAATCTATTCGTAACCGTAACTTACTGTTTGAACAATTAGCAGGGGAAAACACTCAACTGCCAATTAAATACGATATGTTAAACGGTCAGCCAATTAAAGATTGGGACTTCTTAACTCGTGCATATAATGCTGTTAGTCCTATAAGTCTTAATTTAGATCAAAGTCCCGGTAGAAACTTCTTATACGATAGTGGATACGATTTACGACAGTCTACATACTACGCTCCAGACGGCACTAATCTAACTCGTCAACCAGTAGTAAGGTCTAAGTTTCAGCAAGCTATAGGCATGCAAAATCTTGAACTTGAACTTAATAAACTTGCAAAAGATCGTAAAATTATAGCATCTATGGAGCAAATGTATGCTGACATTAGAGCTGGTAAAAGATCACAGTATGATGCAAGAGACTATTACCATAACATAGTATTAAGAAGATTATTCTATAATGCTAGACGTAAGGCTTGGGCGACAATAAGTTCTGATGCACAGATAGCGCAACTAATTAGAGAAAGACAGCAAGAAGAATTAGCACAAAAACAAAAGCAGTTTAGTACTGCAAACATCCTCAACATATATAAATAATGTCACAACAATCCTTTCACCAACAACCGGCGAACGGCTCTAATATTGCATTTACTATTACTACATTTTCTGAAGATGAGATAAAAGTATATGTTGATGGAGTGGAGAGCACAAATGGAGGCTCTAGCCAAAATGACTACACTATACCTAACTATACTACTACTGGTGGTACAGTAACATGGAATACATCCGGTAGTCTCACAGCCCCAGCTAGTCCTAGTGTCGTTCGTGTTGTACGTCAAACAGATGTACTAAACAATGGTAACACTGCTGTAGAAGGTAGAGCTACATATCAAGCTGGAGCTTCTGTAAAAGCAGACGATTTAAACAACAACCAAAAACAGGTTCTTAGAGCATTACAAGAACATAACGATCAAAAAATACAAACGTATGATCTAGAAGATGGCGCAGTCAACTCGGCTAAAATAAAAGACGCAAGTATTGTTGAAGGTGACTTAGCAAACTCAGCAGTCACGTCAAACAAAATTGCAGACAATGCAGTTACAACAACTGAAATACTTAATGGTGCAGTAACTAGAGCAAAGCTAGAAGCTGACATTATTGATGGAACAAAACTAGCAGACAACGCTGTTGACTCTGAGCACTATACTGACGGATCTATTGAGCGTGTACATTTAGAAGCAGATATAATAGACAGCACTAAATTAGCTGATAACGCAGTTAACTCAGAGCATTATGTAAATGGTTCTATAGACAGAGAACATCTTTCAGCTGACATTATAGACAGCACAAAACTAGCTGATAATGCTGTAGGAGCTGAACATATACAAGCTGGAGCTATTACTGGAACTGAAATAGCAACAGGAACATTAGACAGTAGATATTATACAAAAGCCCAATCAGACGCTGCATATTTTAACGTAAGTACTGGAGACACTATTAAAGATGGTGATACATTTCCTGACAACGATACTACGATTGCTACAACCGCAGCTATCAACGACAGAATAATTGACCTAGTTGATGATGTAGGTGGTTTTGTACCAATAGCTAATGAGACAAGTTTTCCTACATCTAATCCGGATGTAAATGATGGAGCTGGAACCATAGTCTCAGTATCCGCAGCGTCTACTAACTTAGTACCAAGCGGAACTACAGTTACTATTGCAAATGGTAGAGGAAGTGGATTAGCAGTTATTATAACTGGTGTATCTGCAACAATACCTTCTGGTTTTGGTTTTTTAGTAGAAACAACAACTACAGATCATACATACACATTTCACAGATTATCTCCGAAAGCAACAGAGGTTACAACTGTAGCTAGTAAGGCAACAGAGATAGGCAGACTCGGTACTGCTGATGCTGTGGCAGACATGGCAATACTTGGGACAGCTGATGTTGTAGCAGACTTAAATACTTTAGGTACAGCAGATGTTGTATCTGATATGAATACGTTAGGTACTGCTGATGTTGTAGCAGACATGAACACTCTTGCAGTAACCAGTGTTGTTAATAACATGGATACAGTAGCTGGTGCGGTGACTAACGTAAATAATGTCGGTAGTAGTATTACAAATGTAAATAACGTAGCCGGTGCTTTAACTAATATAGCTAATGTAGCTGGTGCTTTAACTAATGTAAATCATGTTGGCGGTTCTATAACAAACGTAAATAATGTTGGTAACTCTATAAGCAACGTTAATAGTGTAGCTTCTAATTTAGGAACTGTTAATGATTTTGCTGCACGGTATCGTTCTGGTGCAAACAATCCTACAACCAGCTTAGATACAGGAGACTTATTCTTTAATACTACATCTAGCTCGCTTAAGGTTTATACTGGTAGTGCTTGGGTAGACGGTGTTACAACTACAGGTAACTTTGCTCTTAAAACTGGTAACACATTTACTGGTAGTAACAGATATAACGACAGCGCAAAAGCTGAATTTGGTACAAGTGCAGATTTAGAAATTTTTCATTCTGGGTCAAATTCCTTTATAAAACAAGTAGGTACTGGTGATTTATTTTTACAATGTGATAACGGAGAAACAATCTATTTAAGACCTAAAGCTAATGAAGATGGTGTAAAAATTATCAATGATGGAGCCGTAGAACTCTACTACGACAACAGTAAGAAGTTTGAAACAGCTTCTGGCGGAGTCGGTGTAACAGGTAACATCACAGTATCAGGAACAGTTGACGGTGTAGATATAGCTGCATTTAAAACATCATTTGATAATTTAAGTACAGATATAGTTAATGACACAACACCACAACTAGGCGGTGACTTACAAAGTAACGGCAACGATATTGATTTTGCTGATGATGATAAAGCAATATTTGGAACTGGCTCAGATTTGTCTATAAGACATTCATCATCTGGCAATTCATTAATAGACAATACAACTGGAACATTTTATATAAGAGCTGATGATTTGCAGTTAGCAAGTTATGCTGCTACTGAACCTTACTTAAAAGGAATTTCTAACGGAGGAGTAGAGCTATATCACAACAACGTTAAGCAGTTTCAGACCGAATCAAACGGAATTCAAGTTTTTGGACATATATATACGGATGATAATGATCAAATAAGAATGGGTGCAGGGTCAGATCTAAAGATTTACCACGATGGTAGCAATAGTTATATAGATGATACAGGTACAGGAAACCTTAATCTAAATGGTTCTGCAATACAAATATTAAAGGCTGGTGGAACTGAAAACATGGCTAGGTTTATATCAGACGGAGCCGTAGAACTGTATCACGACAACAGTAAAAAGTTTGAGACAGACAGCGGTGGAGTTAATGTAACAGGTAATGTTAATGCCGATGGTATCAGACTAGATGATAATCAGACCGTTCGTATGGGTACTGGTGGAGATCTACAAATTTTTCACGATGGAACCAACAGTAGGATAAATAATACTACTGGTAAATTAATGCTTAAAGATGATGTCATTGAGTTTGTAAGACAAGCTGATGATTCTGTTTCTTTTGTAGTTAATGAAGGTGGATCTACAGAGTTATATCATAATCATAATAAAAGGCTTGAGACACATGCAAACGGAGTTGTAATACCTAGTGGTTCAAATAATTGTCTAAGAATTTTTGGTACGAATAATGCTCATGCAACTTCTGGTTTTGTTATTTCACAAAACGATGGCACTAATTCACAACTTAGAGCTTATGGATCAGATGCGTCTACTAATGGAAAGATACATCTTAATTCCTCAAGATCTGATGGGTCTAATGCTAAAGAAATTATTTTTGATTCTGGTAATTTAGAGTTTCCTGATAATCAAAAAGCAATATTTGGAACTGGTGATGACCTAGAAATTTATTCATCAGGATCAATGGCTCATATAAAAGCAGCTAATGACGATTTAAGAATAGAAACATCCCGTCTTACTGTTTTAAATCGAGCAGGGAATGAAACCTTAATTGATACTTACCAAGATGGAGCCGTAGAGCTATATCACAACAACAGTAAAAAGTTTGAGACTACTTCATTAGGAACAACAATTATAGGGGATTTATTTTTTGATAACCCTGATTATGCTGGTAGTGATTTACATTGGGATTCATCGTTAAAACATTTAAAGTTTGAGGATGGTGTAGCTGCTAAGTTTGGAGCAGGTACTGATTTGTCCATTTACCACGATGGGTCTACTAATCACATTAAAAGTGGTAATGCAGGTACTAACGATTTAAAAATAACTAATACTGGTAATTTTATAGTAGACACTAACGAGTCAGAATTTCTAATACGAGGAATTAAGAACGCACAAGCAGAGCTATACTACGACAACAGTAAAAAGTTTGAGACTACAAGCAGTGGTGCAAAAGTTACAGGAAGTTTGGTTGTTTCGGATGGAAGTCAATTACAACTTCAAAACGGTTTTAATAATAGAAGTGCAGAAATTTTAAATAATGGAGCAACTGGTAACTCTGCCATTCAATTTAAAACAAACGGAACTAGTAGACTTACAATTCGTAGTGATGGTCATTGGGAACCAGCAGCTAATAATACTTATGATTTAGGTACATCTACATACCGTTGGAGAAACATCTACACCAATGACCTTAACTTATCTAACGAAGGTGGTAAGAATGACGTTGACGGAACTTGGGGTGACTGGACAATACAAGAAGGAGAATCAGACTTGTTCTTAAAAAATAACCGTTCTGGTAAGAAGTACAAATTTAATTTAACGGAGGTTTCATAATGGCTATTTATACTGCTGGTGGTAATACAGATCATCTAATTTTAAATGCTAAATCCACACTTATGACAAGTACTTTTTCCAGAAACTCTAGTAATACTGATTTTGCCGATATAACTGGTTTAAATGTAGAAATGACCGCTACTCACTCTTCGGCAAAAATTCTTTTAATGGTTGAGCTGAGTATTGAAGGTAATGGAGGTCAAAGAATTGGATTTCGTATAAAAGCTCATAATAACAGTACTAATGCTGATGAATATAACGACTTTAGAGCACCTAGTGCTGGTAGTAGAACTAGAAGCTTAGCTTCGCTAGCACCTACTGGAGGTAATGCTCTAAGTCATTTATCAATGAATGTAATGTGGACACCCGGAAATACTAATTCTTATACTTATACGGTCCAATGTAGTGCTGAAGGAAGTCAACCACAATATGTAAATAGAAGTCAAAGTGATAGCGACTCACACTCTGTATACAGAGGATGTAGTTCAATAACAGCTATGGAGGTTAGAGCATAATGGATCATAATGCAATACATAAAGCGTACCCAAACATAGAAATTTTATCTAGCGAGTTTAAAACTTACGGACTAGATAAAGATGGTAAGCAAATTTATTTCGACCAGAAACTTGTTGATGCGGCACGAGTAGAACTTGATAAAGAAAACTACAAATGGCAAAGACAAGAAGAGTATCCAGACTGGGGTACACAACTCGATTACATCTACCACAACGGGATTGACAAATGGAAAACAGATATTGTCGATCCTATTAAAGATAAGTATCCAAAACCAAAATAATGGCAATTACAAAAACTTGGGAAATAAACACCCTAGAAAGAGAACTAACTGACGGCTACGTTAAAAAAGTTATATACCGTGTAAAAGGTATAGACGGTAGTGAAGAAAAAGCAAGAGCAACTGGTGAAGTAAATCTTGAAAAACCAAAGACTCTTATACCTTATAAAGACCTTACTGAGTCAACAGTACTTGGTTGGGTTAAAACAAAACTTGGAACTGATGAAGTTGCTGCTATTGAAAAATCTTTAGAAGATGAAATAGCACTTATTAACACACCAGTTACAGCAGAAGGAAAACCTTGGTAATTATTTATGACTAAACCATCCACAGAAGAATTAAAACAAACACTGCAAGAGTTAGTTAAGCAATATAACGAAGCTTTAAACGTTCAAAACCAGTGTAAAGAAAAGATAATAGCAATAAATGCCGTTATACAAGATAGAGAAGATGGAAATACCAACAATAGTTCTTCCGACTACTCAGAAGATTAAAACGGTAGAAATACCTTTACCTACAGCTGACGTGCCTTATTACATTCCTATGGTTGTCCCACCCAGCGACCTTAGAGATCAAAAAGCTAAACCTGTCAAGACTGAAGAAAAAGTTGAACCACCTACTTTAAAAATACCGTTTATTAAACAGCCAGTACCTCAACCTTCTACGGAAGTTATAGTAGTGGCAGCTACAACGGCAATTACAGCTGTGGCAGCTACAACACTTACACAGCCTATAATTGAATGGATACGTAAAAAGGTCCAAAAATTTCTACAAGATAAAATAAATAAATGGAGACAAAACCGCCAGAAAAGAAAGGAATCATCAGCAAGTTAAAAGATGCTGCTGAGGACAAGGAGCATCAGATAGAAATATTAGGAACATTTGTAAGGCTTGGTGTAGTTGTCTGGTCTGGTTTTATCATCACCATGAACTATATAGATATACCAATGGTTAAAAAGTCTGGTAACTCAGATATTACTTTTGTCGCCAGTGTTTTTACTGGGGCACTTGCTACCTTTGGTTTAACTACTGGTAAAAACGGTAGTAGTAAACCACCCGAATGTCCAATGATGAAAAAACAACAACCTATTACAAAGACATGAAAAGATGGATACTACTCTTAGCTCTGTTGTCCCCCGCAGTTGCAAGAGCAAACACGGTCACGCCCTCGTTTACAACAGGGTCAATGCAGAGTACAACAACTACACAGCAAACAATAACAGAGGAAATAATTCACGAAATCGAGGGATCGGCTTCTACATCTTACAGTGGTACAAACATTACAGCAACTGGTGCTGGAGGCATTGGCCACGCAGATACGATATACACACCTACCAACAACGCAACGGATTGGGATTTACAGATCACAACCAGAGATGCCGGAACTATCGAAACTATAACCATAGATCGAGTAATCGAAACAGACTCAACTACCTCGTCTTACTCTATTTTCTCTCAATAGGCACACCTATATTTGCTGAAGACGGAGAAGATACAAATGTTAGTAATCCAGTGGCCGCAGCTACTGGTAATGTCACTAATCAGGCAGTGCAGTTTCAGAATAACGGGGCACAGAGTCGTCAGTTTTTTGGTCCTAATATAAGCTGTAATGGTAGCACAATGACATTTCAGCCTTTTTATATGGGTAATCATACTAAACCACTTGATGAGTTTATGCAGCCAACCAGTTACACACTAGCCGAAAACTGGGGATTTCAAGTTAACTTTATGGTTCCGTTAGATAAGTCAGGATATAAACAATGTAAAGAAATGGCAAAACGCCAAGAAGAAAAGATGCGTCTTGAGTATGAACTTACTCGAGCTCATAAATGTGCAGAATTAATGCAAAAGGGTTTCATGATTCGACCTAATACGCCTATATCTATATTATGTCAGGACATAGTACCTATAGTCAAAGCAAAACCACCTAAAGATAATAAAAAATGGTCATGGCCAAAATAAGTTCTATTCAAGCAGAATGGGACGCTGTAGTAAAAGCAGCTATTCAAAAAATTAACAACTCAAAAACCACTAAACACCACTATGATTACAATAATCAAACCAATAATATTTGCATTTCTGAAAACAGATGCAGTTAAAAAGCTTGTAGTAGAATTACTAGAAGCATATGTAAAAACAACAGACAATACAGTTGACGATAAGTTAGCTGAACTTGTTAAGAAAAACTTATTATGACAGACAGCGTAAGGGTAATACCTAAAAAAGCAAAAGAAGAGAGTTTTAACGAGCTACACTACCTTGTTACAGAGGACTTTCTACGAAGAATACGGAGTGGAGAAGCTACAACACAGGATTTAAAAGCAGCTTGTGATTGGTTAAAAACTAATGACATCACTGGCGTTGCTTATGAGGGTAGTCCCTTAGACAAGCTAAATAAAATGATTCCTACTGTAGATCCATCCTTAGTTAAGAGAAAGGTCTATGGCAAAAACTTCTAGTTATTACAAAAAGAATCCAAAAGCTGCTGCAAAACGACGTAAACAGCAGCGAAAATACAACAAAACACGTAAAGGTCTATCAATTAGAGTCAATGCAAACAAACTTAATAGAAAACTTGGTACTTATGGAAACCGTGACGGCCTCGATGCCGCACATTATAAGGGTAGCAAGACCCGTGGCAGAAAACAAAAGCCATCTATTAACAGACGAAGCAGACTTAAAATTAGAAAATGACCCCATTACTACCTAAACCTGATTACTATTTACACAACTTAATAACGATGACAAGTTCAGAATCAAAACGGCTCTGGAGAAGAGCTATTAAAGAGCACTTTAATTGTCAATGCGTTTATTGTGGAGGAATTTATGAATTACACAAACTTACTATCGACCATGTACATCCTAAATGTAAGGGTGGGGAAGATATTACAACGAATGTTGTTCCCTCGTGTCGACGATGTAATCAGGACAAGGGTAGTCAAAACTGGATGGACTGGATGAGGTCGACATTCGGCATAACTGAACGAGAACAAATTATCTTATCACATATTAAATGAATGAAGACGAATTAACCCAAGAAGACATAGATGCCTATAATCAACGTCGTCAAAAAGAGTATGATGAGTACACAAAAGGCAACGAAGCACTAAGAAGACGTGCTAACAAAAAATTAACTGACGATCAAATTAGAGAAAAAATACAAAAAGAAGATGCGCAACGTGCTAAAGAAGGTAACTTACCGAGTTCTTCACCTAGAGAAAAGATAAAACAGCAACGGGATATGGAAGAAGGAAACTTCTTACAAGATCCAGAAGAAGAAGGTAACTTTCTAGATCCAAACAGCGGATTTCGTACAACCCTTGCTATAGGTACAGAAGTACTTGGTAATACAATACTTGACCTGTTTTCTGCTGATCCTACTCAACTAACTCAGATTTTTGGTGCACAAGGTATAAACGCCATAGCACAGCGTATTAGAGGCGGCAAGTTTAGTCGTGGCGAGATGATTGCTTCTGGTATTGCTAGTCTTATTCCGGGTGGAGCACAAGCTAAGTCATTAGGCGGTACTATAGGAAGAACTGCACTTAGAGGTGGAGTATCTGGAGCTATTGAAACTGGTGCTGCTGACCTTATTGATACAGGAGAAATTGATGCAGAAAACGTAGCAACTGGGTTTGGCGTCGGTACTGCTTTTGGTGGACTATTTGGTGTAGCTGCTGGTCAAAAAGAAACTAAGCAGTTTTTTAAACGTCTTCGAGCTAGAATGGGAAGTAACTTAGACCCAGAACAAGCTGTATTTACACCAGAGGAGCTACGTGCAATGGGTATAGGAGAAGCAATGACGTTTGCTAAACCTACTGAGTTTTCAAATAATCCACCTAAAAATCCTAGAGAATGGATTTATAAGCCGCCTGATGCTACTCAAACTTATAAAATAAATCAAACCTTACTTAATAACGCAGTGTTAGACAATGGTACGTTTAGTACTAAATTGTATGAGTCTGGAAAAGTAGATAGCAAATGGGGTAGAATGATAGGTATAAATTATCAGACTAATCCTAATACTCGAGTAGGCTGGGATACAACCAAAAGAGAACTAAGGCATACTTGGGAGGGTTTATATGGTGCGGCTATGAAACGAAACGGATATACAACTAAAGATATACAAATAGAGCATATCTTTACAATACAACAGTCCATGCCTATCTATGAAGGTGTAAGATTTGGAAGTGATCTTTATAATCAAATTCAAGAAAGAATTTTAAAAAGAGGTTACGACCCCGGTAATACTGATAGAAACTTAATGGCTATATTACCACATCTACATCAACAAAAGACTAACTATTTTAACGCATTACACGGCAAAGATGGTAGAAAATTTTTTACTCAAGACATGATAGATCGTTTTGCTGCTGGAGATAATGACTTTAGATTTGAAATGTTAGACAAGTATTTAGACGAGATAGATCAGGGTAAGAAAATACTAAATGATGCTATAGAAGTATTTGATAGTCTAAATGTGGAAAGAGGTTATATGCCAGAAGAGATTGCGGAAAGATTAGGTCAGATTGAGTTAAATAAATACTCAGCTCCAGAATTGAAAAAGATATTTTCAGATATGGAAGCAGAGGGCTTTAAGTTAAATCCTAAACAATCTGCAAAAGCAGAAGCAGCTGAAATAAAAACAGAAAAACAGGCAGCTGATGATAAAGCTAAAAAACAAAAACAACTTGATAAAGATGATGCTTCAGTAGAAAAAGTTGGTGAAGCCATTGATAAGTTTGTTAATAAAAATCTCAACAAGTTTCCAAAAACACCATACGCTTTAGGTATGAAAGATGAAGCTTTAAGAGAGAAGGCTGAACAGTTCTATGAAACTATGAGAAAAAATAGATTAATTAGAGAAGATATACAGGGATCTATATTTGACGAAGAAGCTAAAGAAAGGTTTATTCAAAAAATGATGAAATCTATTCTTAAACAACAGAGGGGTAGATAACCGAAAAAATGGAAAATTCTTTAGTTTTACTACAACAAGACTTTAAGCTCTTCCTACAGGCATTGTGGGCAGAGCTAGGTCTACCTTCACCAACGAGGGCACAATATGCGATTGCAGATTACTTGCAGAATGGTCCCAAGCGACTACAGATACAGGCGTTTCGGGGAGTTGGTAAGAGCTGGATTACTGGTGCTTTTGTTCTCTGGACTTTATTTAATGACTCCGAAAGAAAAATTATGATTATCTCTGCGTCAAAAGAACGTGCAGATAACATGTCTATCTTTTTACAAAAACTTATTATTGATACACCATGGCTTTTACATTTACGTCCGAAGTCCGACGATGCAAGATGGTCGAGGATAAGCTTCGATGTGAACTGCTCACCCCACCAAGCTCCAAGCGTAAAGTCGGTGGGCATCACTGGACAGCTCACCGGAAGCAGAGCAGATTTAATGATTCTCGACGATATCGAAGTACCCGGTAATAGCTTAACGGAGTTTATGCGTGAAAAACTTTTACAACTCTGTACGGAAGCAGAATCTATCCTTACGCCAAAAAACGACAGCCGTATTATGTATCTCGGGACTCCTCAGACTACTTTTACTATTTACCGTCGCTTGGCAGAGCGGAACTATAAACCGTTTGTTTGGCCCTCCAGATATCCAAGACCAGACAAGCTATCGAAATACGAGGGAGTTCTAGCACCAGACATACAAGAAGATATGGATAATGGTGCGGAAGAATGGTCTCCTACCGACAGCAGATTTACAGATGAAGACTTATTAGAGCGAGAAGCTTCTATGGGTCGTAGCAACTTTATGCTACAGTTTCAAATAGACACAACACTATCAGATGCACAGAAGTTTCCACTTAAGATGGCTGATCTCATCGTTACTAGCGTTAATCCTACTACTGCACCCGAAAATATCGTATGGTGCTCAGATCCAAGCAAAGTCATCAAAGATGCACCAACAGTCGGGCTACCCGGAGATTACTTTTACTCTCCTATGCAGCTCGTCGGAGAATGGGGAGAGTATTCAGAGACGATTTGCAGCATTGACCCGAGTGGTCGAGGCACAGATGAAACGGCTGCCGCCTTCCTCTCTCAACGAAACGGACTTATCTATTTGCATGAGATGTCGGCGTACCGTGATGGGTACTCGGATACTACCTTGCTCGACATCCTCAAACGATGCGGAAAGTATGGAGTTACACGACTGGTTATTGAAACAAACTTTGGAGATGGTATCGTAGCAGAACTGTTTAAAAAACACTTGATTAACACAAGACAACACATAGATATTGAAGAGGTAAGAGCAAATGTTCGGAAGGAAGACAGAATTATTGACTCCCTTGAACCTGTCCTTAATCAGCATCGTCTTATTATTGACCGGGGTGTTATTGAATGGGATTATTCGTCCAACAAAGACAGTCCAGCTGAAGAGCGGCTCCTCTATATGCTATTTTATCAGATGAGTCGTATGTGTAGAGAAAAACGTGCAGTAAAACACGACGATAGACTTGATTGTCTAGCACAAGGCGTTAAATACTTCACAGATGCCCTCTCTATCAGCGCACAGCAGCAAATAGACCTAAGAAGGAAGGAAGAGTGGGATATAATGTTAGAAGAGTTCCTAGACGATCCTCAAGCCAGTGCAGACCACATGGTATTAGGACTTAGTCTTGAACAAAGACGTGAAACTCTAGGATCAGGTAACAGTACACACCACTATAACTGGCGTTAGGTCGATCCCTCACGTATACAGGGGAAGAGAAGGGTGGACTCGACCCCTCTGGAGAAAGCCGCTGCCTTTGGACAAACATATCCAAAGACATCTCTTTCTCCTAAACCTATTACTGGTTATCTTATGAGTAGATAACTCTTAATACACTACCCAAACCTCACAAAACAGCAGTTTTTACCGTATTATACCGAACTATACAGGCGGTAAGCTGTAAATTTTAACATAAATTTGAGAGGTCGATATACGTATGCAGCAAGGTCAGGATTCCCCCATTGGGTCTTGCTATAATACAGAGGCTGAGTCTCATTGCGTCTTGCGAGTCTGGTGAGTCTCAGCGCAACAAGGACGTAACTGGTGTAAGACGCAGGCTAAGACTGGTCAAGTGCGGATGGTGCGACTTCACAATCATGCAACATGGACGCATTAGACACGCATGAGACTGTTACAATGTGTAGCTATCTGTTGGCGTCTCAGTTATATCAGTATCATACCGTTCTTAGTCTTAGACTCACAATCATATGCGACTCAAATTAGATGTGTGAGTATGCTCAAATCTTGAGTGAGTCTCAGATGGTGTTGCTATTATAATAGTGTAAGAGACAAAAGGAGACAAACTCATGACCAACATTCAGACTCAACCTAAGACAGCCTTCGGTCGTACATTACATTATGTTACAGACGAATGTCAAGCTCAGGCACTACAATCTTTAACTGGTAAGAAAACACTAACAGAAAATGATCTAATTAGTTTACAAATGCTAGGTTTACAAATTAACGGCACTAACTTTATTCAACAATTAGAATTTGTAGGAGTTTAGTTATGAATTTACAAAAGTTTAAGTTTTATCATCATAGTGCAGAATATTATCGTCAACTATACAATTCAATTAAACAACTAGAAGATAATTGTAAAGAAGTAAACTATACAGTATTACCATCAACAATTAATTACAATCGTAAAAGTAAGTTTATTAAATCAAATAATAATACAAATAAATTACATAAACAAGTGGGGTGAGTCCAGTTTGAGACTCACACTCATTCACAATCAATCTCATGCGACTCAAGATACTTATGTGGGATTCAACAAATCTCATGTCAGTCTCACAATGAGATGCTATAATAGAGATA